TATACACCTGAGAATGCCTCAAAGCTTCTTAATCTTGGTGATATTGGTATTTCAATCTGGCTATTCATTAAAGAACAGGCCCAGAAGATTCAGGAAGAAGCCGACAAGGACAAGGCTTTAATTCTGGGAAAGTCATCGAGCTCTATAAGTACCAAAAGACCTATGCGTCAAAAACGCCGCACGAAATCGAACAAATCAAGTTCTTAGGTGGCCACATTCCGGATCCGCCAGAATATTCGTATGCGGCTGAATCCATTCTTTCGGCATTTAGTACTATTGCCAGATCCCGACGATATGAGCAGGGTATCCCTTTATCTTTAGATCAGCAGGCAATCAATGTCTATGCAGAGCATAATGATTTGCCAGTGGCTGCTCATATTTTTAATGACTGTATTTTTGCATTGGATAACTTGTTTTTAGATGAAGCCCATAAAAAAATAAATTCCAAGTCCTCAAAAAAGTAACCCTAGAGTTATTTACATATAATAACTCTAGGGTTATTATTATCTCATCAAGTTAATAAGGGATTGGTGTGAAAAGTCTGGATTTAATCAAAATGATTGAAGCAGATGGTTGGTATGAGGTTAGGGTTTCAGGAAGTCATCATCACTTTAAACACCCAACCAAAAAGGGGTTAGTTACAATCCCACATCCTAAAAAGGATTTACCAAACGGAACTGTTAAAAGCATTTTGAAACAAGCGGGTCTAAATTGACCCGCTGTTTCCCGACTTTAAATACTATATCCCTTACAACTAATCATAACGCAGTGGGCGATATGTTTATGCCAAGGGCATGGAGTGTTGAGATGTTATATCCAATTGCAATTGAACGAGGATCAGATACTGAGGCATTTGGTGTCACTGTTCCTGATATTCCAGGTTGTTTTAGTGCTGGTGACACACTTGAAGAAGCTATTGAGAATGTTAAAGAAGCTATTTCAGGCCATTTAGAAATATTGGCTGAAGATGGTGAGGAAATCCCATTAGCTTCCGAACTAGTTAAATTTGTCGATGATCCTGAATATAAAGGAATGATCTGGGCGGTTACCGAAGTTGATGTTAGTCGTTATCTGGGTAAACCAGAAAAAATCAATGTTACTTTACCAAGCCGTTTGATTCGTAAAATTGATGAGAATGTAGGTAAAGGTAAGAGATATACTACTCGATCGGCTTTCTTGGCTGCTGGTGCTGAAAAACTTTTACATGCATAGCCTGATTTAAAAGACCACCTTCGGGTGGTCTTGCTTTATGTGACATTTAGTAACCAGTTTGTTAAAGTTAGTACACTTTATAACAAACGGTGAAATTCATGAAAAAAATATTGGCTGCGGGTTTAATTGGTCTTGGGTTGGTGGGGTGTGGTAAGAAAGAACCAACCGCACAAGAACTTAATGCATTCAAAGAAATGAAGGCTCAAGAGTCAGTGAAGGCCTTATTAAAGGACCCTAGTTCTGCTGAATTTAGAAATATGAATGGTATGTGTGGCGAAGTAAATTCAAAAAATAGCTTTGGAGCATATACAGGTTTTGTTCGTTTTATTGGAACACCTGATCTTACAATAATTGAAAATGAAACTTCTCAAGTAGATCAGACGACCTTTAACGAAGTCTGGTCAAAAGTCTGCAAGTAAACAAATCACATGGCGCCCTAGGCTTAGGCTGCCTTTTTAAATAGTAGTAGTTATTTGATAAAACTAACTTATTTAAATCACATAGTATATTTAATTGGCTGAATAGATATGATACTGGATGATTATCTGGGGCAAGCCGCTAATAGCAAGAAACTCGCACAGATTGCTATTAAAGAAAGGCGTTTTGACGATGCGTGGAAACATTTAAACGATCAAAAAAATTCCTATTTAAAGCATGCTAGTAAGATGGGTTTTTCTAAAACAGAAACACTGGTTCTAGACTCCTCACCACATGAAGATATGGCAAATGTCTTAAGACTAGAGGGCAAGCATAAGAATGCTTTAAGCAATATATCTTACACTTATAAGGTGGCTTATACAGCAAATCGACCAATTATTACATTAGAGAAAAAATTAGAGGCTTATTACAATAGGGCCTATAAAAAACAGCCGTTTAAAAGATTTTTATCATTACTTAAGGCTCTACCTAATAGTGACTATATTTCTGTTCGAGATTTAGTTGAAATCTACTTCCCTCTGTCTCCCGATGATGATGAAGTAGCTTCAAAAGAGGGAAATTTAAGCGAACAGGAAATTAAAAAGGTAAATGATAACTTTTTGAAGCAAAGATCTATTGCTCGCAGTAAAGAGCATATAGGCATTCCACCACCGCTGAGCAATAAGTCAGTTAAAACAGTCAAACCAAGCCACCCTGAACCCAAGTACCCAACCAAAGTTATTGATTCGAAAAAAGATAATAATTTAATTCTTGGCTATCCAGCATCTGAATGGATAATAGGATTAATGGTGGGTGTAGCATTGTTGATCGGGTTGATTTGGTTGCTATCGTAATTAAAAAAGCACCCTAGGGTGCTTTTTTTCTAGCCAAGGAACCAGCTAACTCGGCCAGAAGCTTTTTATCATGTGGTTCAAGCTCTTCTATTTTGGTTGAAATATAATCCTGATATCTTTGACCATTGGTAAGATCATCAAATTCAGATGAGATTTCACTATGAATAAATTGCTCAATAATAAATTCAGCTTTACCTAAGTTTGTTTTCAAATCGGGTAAATAAGAGTCTAACAAGCTACCTTCACCTTGAAGGCCGTATCTAAGTGCAAACTGCAATAGATTATTAATAGCTGTATTAATTGACCCGCCTTGCTGCTTTACGTAAGTAAGTAGATCACTATGTATTTGGGGGTCTAATCTGGCAGGAAACCTGATTAAATCTGATTGAGACATATTTTGTTCCTCGATGCTTGACATCAAGAGTAATATCACTATAAATTATAGTCAAGTGATATCAATTTTGATATCATAAAAAAGCCCTGATAACTTTCGACGGAGATCAGAGCCTTTTGTCTACACTTATGAGGATATAGACATGTCTAGTTTAGCATTAAGCTTTAACGAAGTGAAATTTAACCCTGTTGTTCGAGATAATGGACAAATTTACCTAACAGCGGGTGAGTTGGCGCAGGCGTTGAGCTATAAAAGTGTTAAATCTGTAAGTAATCTTTATAACGCGAATAAAGATGAGTTCACAGATTCAATGACTCAAATCATCGAATCCGTGACAGCAGGGAATATCGAGGTCACTGATTCAGTGACCTCGAAACAAACACGAAATTTAAAAAAGAAAGTTCGAGTTTTCTCACTACGTGGTTGCCACCTAATAGCCATGTTTGCTCGTACTGCTGTAGCGAAGCAATTCCGCAAATGGGTGCTTGATGTCTTGGACAAAGAAGTTGGAGCACCAGTTGCCAAAACCCACAAATCAGAACGTGAACCCCTAACCAATGCTGTAAATCTTCTTGTAGCTAAAACTAAGCATTTGAATTACAGCGATGCTTATAAATTAGTTCATCAGCGTTTCAATGTTCAGCATATTGATGAAATCCCATATGACATGATTCCTGTTGCAGTGGAATATGTTCATCATCTGATTGCGATGTACAGTAGTGCAGAGAAGAAGGCTCAAGGTTCTTTGTTTGATAATGAAACATTGGGTTTGGTTAAGGATCTGGTAGATGCAATTATTTCCCAAAACTTTGTGACAAGCAAAATCTATCGTGCAATACACATGCTTAGTAATGAACAAGGTCACTACTTAGCTGAATATGCGTTTAAAACCAATATTGCAGTTCTAAAACTCACTCGAACAATGGATTTAAGAGGGCCTCTTAATAGAAAAATCATTAGTAATGATTTAAAAACCATAAGCTACACAACAGGTAATCAACATTATGGCGACCGTTGGTTTCACCCACTGATGGAGTCAAGTCGATTGATGGGAGTACTTGAAATTTCAGGTAGTCTGATTCATCACTAATAAAATCAACTTAACAAAACCCACTCATCGAGTGGGTTTTTTAATACCCAAAACAAAACCCCAGTAGCGCTAACTACTGGGGTTTTTCATTCCACCCACCGACGAAAGTAAGAGGAAAGTAAATCTATATGGAGCATTTTAAACCAATAGTGGAGCTTATGAAAGTGTCTATTGAAAAGTATGGCTTATGGCAGACAATTATTGCCTTTTTAATTTTGTTTTCCATACCAATTCTAATCTGGAAATTACCTAAAATCATTGCAGCGATTAAAGCCTAAAACCGACCTATCAATGGTCGGTTTTTTATTACCGAAATTTTGGAAGCAAATATGACAGATAAATCTAAATGGTTTGTTTTTAAGAAAAATGATCAAGTTTTTGGATGTTTCAGGATTAAGCCTTTTTCCGATCCTGAATTTGGTAAAGCCTATAAAATGCTTTGTACCAAAAAAAGTATTTTTAGAATGAGTGCAATGCGATCTGCCCAAGAGTTTGCAAAAATTATCGCAACGCATCTTATACAGGATTGGGAAAATATTGAACTTTCAAAAACAGGAATAGCTGGAGAAAAGGAAACACGGTATTCGCCTCAATCGGCCTATCAGCTATTGATGTATGGAGATTTAGGGGCTGAGATAACTTCATGGATCTTGGAAAAGTCCCAAAGTATTGCCTAGTTAAGACTCGATTTATTGCCGCCGCTTAGGCGGTTTTTTATTGCCTGAAGGAAAGTCAAATGGCTCAAGAAGCTCGCTTAGTAATTGCTATTGATTCGGAACGCGCGAAACGCACTGCACAAGACTTATCAGTTGAATTGGATAGCATCACCAAAAAAGGGGATTTCGCCTCGAAATCTATGGACCGGATGTCTGTAGCTACTCGTGCACTAGCAGGGTATATGGCTGGGCTAGTAACTATTGGTACTACCATAAATAAAATGGATCTTTATACCAGCATTAACAATAAATTGAAATTAGTGACAAATAACCAAGAAGAGCTAAATCGTGCTATGGAGGACACTTTTGAGATTGCTCAAAGATCAGCTTCATCTTGGGGTGCTGTTAATGATGTGTATTCAAAATATATGTCTAATGCAAAGACACTAAATTTAACTCAGGAACAAACTGCAAAACTTACTGAAATTACTTCAAAGGCAGTTGCAATTAGTGGCTCTAGTGCTGAATCAGCAGCGGCAGCTCTATTCCAGTATGGTCAGAGCCTTGATGGAAATATTCTTCGTGCAGAAGAGTTCAACAGTCTAGTCGATGGCGCTGGTGGACTCTTAAATGCTATGGCTAAAGGTCTAGGTGTGACCCGTGGTGAACTCCGCCAGATGATGCTAGATGGTAAACTTACTGGAGAGGTTATTACTAAAGCGCTTTTAAAGGCTGGAGATAGTGTTGAAGAGCTCTACGGAAAAACCGACAAAACGATTGGTCAGTCTCTAGAAATGCTGGGGAACAGTATTACCAAATTCATAGGTGAAGCAGGCAAGGGTTCAGGGGCTGCACAAAGTTTATCTGGGTCTATTCAAACTCTTGCGAGTAATTTAGATTTAATTGCTGATGGGGCTTTAGTAGTTGGTATTGGATATATCACTAAAGCAATTGCAACAAAAGCTATTGCTGTACAAGCTAGTATTGTCGCATCTATCCAAAACAGAGCAGCAATGCTTGCGGAGGCTCAATCCCAGGTTCAATTGCTTGGTGTAGAAGCGATGCGTGCTAAGCAATCAGCAGCTTTGGCCCTAACCGAATTAAGTCTAGCTAGATCTGAATACAACGCTGCAACTAGTGCTAATGCACGTGCAGTCGCCGTACAAAGATTAACAGCTGCTGAGATTGCTTATAACGTAGCGACGAAAGAAGCTATTGCTACAACAGAAGCATATAGTAATTCACAGAAAAAATTAAATGGGATTCAAAACTCATCTATTGGTATTGGCCGTGGATTATTAGGGATATTGAGTGGACCTGTTGGATTGGGTTTTGCGGCAGCAGGGGTTGCTGCTAGTTTTCTTTTGATGAGTGGTAACTCAAATAAAGCTAAAGATGCTCTCGATGATCAAGGCTTAAGTGTTGATGAGTTAAGGGAAAAGTACTCTAAACTAAATGCTGAGCAGTTGAAAATAAAAGCATTAGATGCTGAAGACTTAAAAAGCGATGAACTTAAAAAGATAAAACAAGCTTTTATTGGTTTATCTCAAGGCATACAAGATTTACAAGCACAAGGCAAAACTAATCAAGCCAATGCACTAACAATGTACTTGGATGATTTGAGAGCTGGTGGTGAGCGTGCGGCTTTGGCATTAGCAAACCTTGAATCAAAAAAAGTAGTTGAACCATATTGGATTGAATTTGCTGTTAAGTGGGGTGCTGCAATTAAGTCAAGTCGTGAAGAAATTGTTAAACAGAATCAAATTATTGACATTGCTACAGGCAAAAACACTGAATTAGCGAAATCTTATGGCGAGGTGACGAATGCAGTAAATAACCAATCTAATGCTCTTAAAAAGTTGAGAGAAGATGCAAACAAATCCATGCTGAATGATCAGTATTGGATTAATACATACAATCGCAATAAAAAGTTGCTTGGTGAAGCGACAGCAAAAGATTTTGCTGATTTTGCTCAAGAATGGCGAAAAACTAATAAAATTGGTCCAGATGTCACTCTAACAAAAGAGCAGAATCAAATTTTACAAGAGCAGTGGCAACTGCATTTGAAAATCGCTGCAATTCGTGATGAGGCTACTAATGCAACTAAAGAGCAAAATAAGGCATTACGAGATCAGCAAAAACTTACTAAACGTCTAGTCGGTATTTCCGGTCAATCCGGTATTGGCACTGGTCCACATCTTGACGTCCGATATGGTGGCTCATTGTCAGGTCAGAAAGTTTCTAATGAACATCTGGCTCGATTACAGGCGGGAGGAAAACCTTTAACTTCCTACAAGATCAGTTCTAATTATGGTCCACGAAAAGCCCCAACTAAAGGGGCTTCTTCATTTCATAAGGGTATTGATTTTTCAATGCCTGAAGGAACACCAATCACGACCAATGTTGCTGTGAAAGATATCAAGACATGGTATGACAGCAAGGGAGGTGGTTATGTCAGTGAAGTGCTCTTTGAGGATGGTGTATCTCTTAAGTTGCTTCATCAATCTCCAAAGATGCAGAGCAAGGTGAAAGGTGGTGCGAGTAAGGGAAGTGATAAAGCAGCAGGTGACATTCAGTCTCAACTTGATCGTCAATTAGATGCTCAGCGCTCTCTTGAAAATGAAGTAGCTTCTGAAGTACAGCGAATCCAGAATAATTTGAAAGTTAGATTGGAAGACGTTGATAAGGCAGGATTCTCACCAGAACGAACAGCTGAAATTAAGGCAGAATTACAGCGCCGTGCTGATAATGATGTGGCTATTGCCAAACAAGCAATTAGAAGCAAACTGGAAGACTATAAGGAGTTCCAGAAAACCGAGGAGCAGTTACTTGAGGAGAGCTTTAACCGTAAAAAGTTCAATGCAGCTCATGACATTGAATTAAGTAAGTCTGAGCAGAAGCAAGCCGTTGAATTGCTGGAACAGCAATATCGACATGAGCTAGGACTAGTAAAACTAGCTCAGGAACAGCGTCTTTTCCAAGCAAAAATTTCATATATGCACGAAGTTGATGCCATGCGTGAAAGATACCGACTTGAGCGTGAGGAAATTAGTAAAACAGTCCGTGATCCTAAACAAAGAGGTGAACTATTAAATGCTTCGGCACGAGCTGAGGATAATGAGTTCGCTGATAAGCGTAGAAGTGCTTGGGATAGTTATCGACGCACCCAAGGGGAAATGGATGGTACATCTGAGTATGTAAATCTTGATATTAATTATGAAGAACAAGCAAAGGTATTAGAGGATGCTAAGAAATATGAACTTATTACTGCTGAAGAACATGAAGCTGCTATGTTTAAGATCAAGCAAGATTACAAGGACAAAAAACTAGCCTTAGATCTTGAATATGGCCAACAGGCTATGAGCTCTCTGACTTCAATCTTTGGTTCAATGTTTGGTGAACAATCCAAAGCTTATAAAGTCATGTTTGCTGCGGATAAAGCATATGCGATTGCAGTAGCGGGTATCGAAATTCAAAAAGGTATTTCTAAGGCAATTGGATTAGGCTTTCCCGCGAATATTCCAGTGATTGCCCAAGTTGTGGCTCAAGGTGCAAGTATTTTTAGCAATATCCGGGCAATCAAAGATCAAGGCTTTTCTGATGGCGGTTTTACAGGATCTGGTGGAAAATATGAACCTGCCGGTATTGTCCATAAAGGTGAGGTGGTCTGGTCCCAAGAAGACATTAAAAGATGGGGCGGTGTTGGTTTAGTTGAGAAAATGCGTAAGAGTGCAAACCCTGAAGCTTTTCTCAATAACAATGCCTCGGCAGATAGTGTCATGCGCCGTGCATTGATGAGTTCTAATGCCTTTATAGAAAGCCAAAAGCAAGCTGACATCTTTAATCAACCGGTTCAAGATACTCAGATTATCTATAAAGGTAATAGAGACACACCTAAGTTGGCGTCTTCGGCAAATTCTGACTTATTCCATGATGGCAAGGTCTACTTCTCATCCAATGGTTTAGTTCAGGATCGTTCAAATCTGGATGATGTTCAGGATTTTACTTTAGGACGTACTTCACGCCCTCAAGCTGAGATTATGCCTTCAATTGAACCTTCTACACCGACAATCAATTTCAAAATTGAAGTGATTAATCAGGTGAGTGGAGCGACAGTTGAAGCTGAACAACTGGATGAGCAAACAGTCCGGATCATTGTTACAGATGAACTGGATAAGCAGCTTCCAAGAAAGGTACCGAAACTTGTAAGTGACCAAATCGCAAATCCAAACTCAACCATTAGTCGGTCTTTGACTGAGAATACGACAGCAAGACGGAATCGTACTTAATGATTTGAACCCTTTTCGGAGGGTTCATTTTCATAATATTTAAATTTCAAGGTGATAGAGTCTGTTGGCATTTAAATTGATGGTTATGACATGAAAAAAATAATTGTAATTTCGACAATACTTTTAAGCCTTACGGGATGTGCCATTCCTGCGGTAAATAATCTCGTAAGATCTACAAATATGTATCAAGATGAAATAGCAGGTGATACAGCGAATTTAAGGGTTTATAGAAGTAATGTACCCATGGTGCAGTTCTATATTAGTTATCAAAATAATAAGGGTGAAAAAATTTCTAAAAACCTTATAACGAAGCAGATAACAAATAATTTAACAAAGTATGGCTCAATGCATGAGCCAAAAACATTGAATATGCCTAAGCCAACAATCAGTTTAAATAATGGTGAAGAGTTTTTTGAGTTTAAAGTACCCGCAAATAAGAAGTTAACTTTCAGGCTTACTTCTGTTATTGGGTCAACTACTATGTATAGTTGTGATGTAAAAATGGACTATCAGTTGGAAAGAAATGGAAATTATGAATTGATCCGTTTTAAACAGATCAAAGATTTTGTGAATCCAGCTTTACTGACTGAACCATCTCAAGATGGAGCTTACTGCAAGTTTGTAGTGAAAGAGATTTTTGAAGATGGTAAAGAAACTATTATTAAATCGATTTCTTAATGTTAAATCGTTTTTGTAATTAATTTAAATATCTAAACCTTATTTCATCAAACCACCCTTCGAGGTGGTTTTTTATTACCTAAGGAAAGTTATGTACAAGTTAAAGCTAAATCCTCAGACCAGCGGCTATGGCGTAACACTGGGTGATGATGTAAAGCGACAACAAATGGATGGTGGGCGTGGTCGCTATTACATCGATGTGAAGCGTAATAGCCACATTGTTGATGTGAACTGGAATTTAAGTAAAAACGATTTCAATAAAATGATGGCTTTCTGGCGGGTCTACCAGAATAAGCCGGCTTCATTTTAT